TTTTAGCTTTAAAATCATATAATTAAGCCACCTTTTACACGGTGGCTTTTTTATTGGGTTTTATCAGTGGCGATGAAATGGCGATGTATTCTTGCCCTTCCCTCAATTGTTCAACCACTACACCCCTCTCAAGGTTGAACATACAACAATCAGGAGATGCACCCTTATGGAAATTTTGAAAAAAACTTTTCACCGCAGCATCATCTTAACCGCATTCCTATCAGCAACTTTTGCCGCAACAGTTCATGCAAAAGATCAGACCGATGTGATTTACGAAAAGAATTACGGCGAAAAATGGGCATTTACTATTGATAGAGCAATCATTGCTTGCGACCATCAAGCCGCATTTTTAATCGACCCAACAACACATATTACCTATCCGCTAAACGGGCTAGCAAAAACAAAAATTCAGGCCAGTGGAAAAACAGCCGGTAATATTAATGATATCTGGAAAGATAATCCCGATATCCCAGGTGTTGGGATTGATATATCGCCTTTTATTGATAAGGCACTCGAACTGTGTGAATAGAAAAAACCCGACTCCGGCGGGTTTCTTCTTTTGGCTTTAATGCATCTGCAAAGATTGCTGCTGATTTTTGTCGGGATGCAACTGCACGGCGTGAACCGTGCCAGGCTCAACAATGATGTCCGCAATCGACTCATGAGTTTTAAATGTGCAACTGCAATTGATGTTCTGACACTGGTGATAACGTTCTTTGGTGTTGATGCTCAGGTAACGACTTGAACGGGCGTGTGCTGCGTGTTGGCATTTCGGGCAGTGCATCATAATAATCACCGTGTAATCATTTTAATCAGATGCAATCATTGTATGTGATTTCGAAAATCATACACGCTGTATTACATTGATTTACATAGCCTTCTCTCCCACGTCGTCGATACGCTAGTAACAACCATTCATGTGCATTATTATCTGAAATATGGACATAAATTTATCAGGTTTCATCCCTGCATTACTTCCCATCGCACTTTCCCCTGGAGCCAGCTTTACGCTCGCAATGAACAGTGCGCTGTCAGGTGGCCAAAGAGGACTACTAAAAACACTCACCGGCACGGCTCTTGGCATATATACACATGCAATCCTTATCGGGCTTGGCATCACCTCGTTGCTTGTGGCATCGCCGCCACTTTTTCATATGCTGAAAATTGCCGGTACAGCCTACCTGCTTTGGTTGGGTATACAGCTCATTCGCAGTGGCCTGAAAGCACGTGAAATGTTATTCGACTCTGGTGGTGCTCCTATCACAATGAAAGATGCGTGGCTGGCTAATGTTTTGAATCCAAAAGCCATCATGTTTTACCTCACTGTAGTTTCACAATTTGCTGGCAGCAAAGGGGAGGTCGGGCATTACATGATCCTTGCCACGGTGCATATTGTTGTTATGACTCTTTGGCTAATCGCGATTAGCAAAGTTCTCATTTTCTCTGCCAATAAAATGAACACCATGACTTTGAAGAAATATGTGAATGTAGCGGGTGGTGGCTTACTTATACTTTTCGCTCTTGTAAGCATACTGCATTAGAAAGCAGGATTTCCCTTCTCAGTGGTTTGCTTCGTCACTCTCTGTCGCCTCATAACTCACATCTGAAAGTAACACCTCCAGATTCAGCGCCGTCACAAATCCGCTGCCGCCCAGACTGTGTGTCACCTTGCTGATTATCCAGGGCTGCGCGTCGATCACGGATTTAAATCCGGACACGGCCACCGGCGTCTCAGGAAATAAATCAGCCCGCCCGCGAGCCAGGGAGATCGAGAACTCCGCGACGCCGCGCTGGAGTTTATCCCACTTCGCCTGGGCTGCCCGCATGGCGGCCTTTTGCGTGGCGTAGATAGTGGTGAGCGCAAACACGTTTTCATCGCTGCCCGCCAGATAATCGCCTTCCTTAGCCTCCGGCGTTTTCTGCACCTTCGCGCTGACCTTTTTGGCCTTCGGATGTTGCAGGGCGCGCAGGTACTGCACTTTCGGTTTCCGCTGCACCTTCACCTTTTTCGGTTTCGGGTCTTTGGTATGCAGCCAGCTTGCCGACACGCCGGTATAAGCCCCACGGTCAGCAATATTAAACGTATGCCCGTCGCCGTCGCTGCGGACAATCGTCATCTGCGGGATAGGCTTCCCGCTGGCCGTCTTTGCCGCCCCTGGTTTGATAAACAGCAGGTTACCGGCCTTGATGGCGACAACCGCGCCGTTCAGCTCCGCCAGGCGGGTAATAAACTTCGCGTCAGTTTCCTGCGTCTGGTCGATATGCGACACCTTCACGCCTTTGAACGGCTCCGCAACGGCGGGCTTGAGGTTGTTGCGCGCCGCCACGGCAGACACCACCGCCTCCAGCGTCGTGTCGTGATAGGAGTTGTCGCGGCGGGAATTCAGGCTGCCACGATAGTCCGCACTGCGGGCGCGGATGGTCAGCGTGTCCGGCGTTCCGCGATGCTCCACCTCATCCACGGTAAAGTCGCCCTTGTTCGTCAGTGCCTGGCCTTTCCAGCCCAGCGCAATATTAATCACCGCACCGCGTGGCGGCATGTCCAGCAGGCCGTCGGTGTCGCTCAGCTCGATGTCGAGCTGGTCAGCCTCAAAGCCGCGGTTATCAGTGAGCGTCAGCGATATCAGCCGGTTGCCGACGTCCTGGGTGATGTCTTTACCGCCGACGGTCACCGTGAAGTCCGGCGCAAACTGCGCACCGGTGCCGATAGTCATATCTGTAATCACAGCAGACCTCCCAGCTGACCGGTTAAGCCACCGGCCTGATCCAGCAGCCCATCGGCCTGGGCTTTCATATCACCGAACATCGCCGCCAGGGATTCATCGACGCGGGTCAGCGTCAGCGTAAATTCAATCCGGCGGGCGGCACCGTTGGAAAAATGCTCCGTGTGGGTTTCGCTGACGCTGCTCACCACGAACATCCCGTAAATGGTGCCACTGCCTTCCAGCAGCGGCCACGCCTTGCCCTCGTCAGCCATCAGGTTCAGTGCCAGCAGTGACAACTTGCCGCCGGTGATTTCCGGCATCAGCACACCGGACAGGGTAATTTTCTCCTCGTTGACTCCGAGGAACTGCGGCAGCGGGCGCAGGCCGACGCGGTTGTTTACCGGCCAGCGGTAATCCACATCGCGCTGCAAGCTTTGGTAAGGGACGGTCTGCAACTGAAACACAAACAGCCCGAGCGTTAACATCATGCGGAACTCTCCTTAATCGTTATCCATGCGGGAACGTTGCTGTGCGGCGCGGGCGCGGTCACGGGCTTCCAGCTCGGCGCGGATCTGGCGGCTGGTATCCTGGACACCTAAACCGGCACCGGCTGAAATCTGATAGGTGTGGGTGCTGCGGTCGATATAGCTGCGCCCGCTGCCGACGGACACCGGCGCATAACCGCCGCCCAGCAGGCCGCCAGCCGGTGGCGTGACCGGCGCGGGGTTATCCAGCGGATGACCTGCCGGATCCGCATCGCCGTTTTGCTTAGTGCGCCGGTCAGCTTTGTCGGCCGCTTTATCAATGTCTGCCGATTCATCCTTGATGATGCCGAGTTTCTCCAGCAGCCAGTCCACGCCATTCCGCAGTTTGTTGAACGCCTGTAACGGCGCGGTCAGCGCGTTGGCAATCGCCTGCCCGAACATCACGCCGGTGTCCTTGCAGTTGTTCAGTGTGTCCTGCGTGGATTTGACCGGTTCGATCAGGTCTTTGAACCACTGCCACAGGACTTTGAGCCTGTCCCCAAGCCAGTCAAACACCGGTTTGAGCGGCGCGAACATCTCTTTTACCGGTTCGAACGCAATGCCCAGCCCTTCAATGACGCCCGCAAAGAAGGCGCTGATCGGCTCCCAGTATTTACGGATTAGCAGGGCACCGGCGACAATCGCCACGCCAATCGCCACTATTGGCAGCGTAAGCCCGCCGATCACCGTTGCAATCGCACCGCCCACCGTGCCGAGAATTGTCCAGAGCACACCGGCAGCGGCGACAATCAGATTAATACCGCTGATCACCGGACCCGCCACCAGGCCAAATACGCCGAGCGCACCGGTAATAAGCAGCGCACCGCCCGCCACCTTGCCGAGGGTGGTCGCCAGGGCTTTATTGTTCACAATCCATTTATCCAGTTTCAGCACGTAGCCGGTGGCGGTTTGTACCAGTTTGCGCAGGGATGAATCCTGCTGATCAAACAGGTCAGTGCCGACGGCCTCGTAGGCGGACTGAAATTCCTTAAAGTCGCCGCCCAGGTTGTCCTGCATGATCGCCACCAGCGCCTCTGTTTTGCCGTCCGAGGTTTTCAGTGCTTTGGTGAGTTCATCCAGTTTGCCGGAAGATGCACCCGTCATCAGCACCGACGCCGCCGAGCTGGCCTCCTCGCCAAAGATGGCTTTCATGTACTGCGCCCGCTGCGTATCCCCGAGTTTGTTTTTCTCAAAGCTCTTTTGCATTTCTTTCAGGATGGTAAACAGCGGGCGCATGTTGCCTTTTCCGTCCGCCGTCTTCACCTTCAGCTCACCGAGCGCGGCGGCAGCGGTGCCCGTCGGTGCCTGCAAGCGGGTGATCACCGCACGGGCACCGGTGCCCGCCATCGAGCCGGTGATTTTGGCATCCGCCAGGGCGGCCGCCATCGCGGCGGTTTCTTCGACGCTGATACCGGCCTGCTTTGCCACCGGCGCGGCGTAGGTCATGGTGTCAGACAGCCCTTCAAAGGTGGCGGCAGACTTATTCATGGCCGTGGAAAGCACATCACCGATGTGCGACACGGTGTCATTGGTCATGCCAAACGCGGATTTCACGCCCATCAGCAGGGTGGCGTTTTCCTCCATGGTGCGCTTGTTCGCCAGGGACAGATTCAGGATGGTCGGCGTCGCTGCCAGAATGCCGTCCTTGTCCGCGCCGGATTTGGCGACGATGATTTGCGCGGCGGCAGCATCGTCGGCAGAGGCGGCGGTGTTGTCGCCGAGCTGCCGCGCCTGGGTGCGCAGCGCGGTCATGTCGGCGGAGTCTTTTTCCAGGCCAAGCGTTGCCTGTAATTCTGAGTTTTTCAGGGCAAAGTCATAGCCGGGCTTGAGCATCCCGACACCCGCCGCCGTGCCCGCAGCGGCTATGCCCACGCCTGCCGCACCGGCGGCGGTCACGCTTCCGGCCAGCTGTTTACCGGCCTGATAACGTCCTCTTACCGCGTTGAGTTTGGCCTGCTGCGCGCTGACGCGTGCCAGAGATTCACGCTGCCGGTTGAGTTGAGCGGTGGTTTCACTTATGGAGGTTCTCAGGCGGCGTTCAGATTCAGAAAGGTTGCGGGTACTTATCCCCGCCTGCGACAGCTCGGTGCGCTGACGCTGCACCGACTGCCTCAGCCCGTTGAATTTAGTCTGCAACTCCTGGGCGGTGCGCTTCGCGGACTCCATGGCCTGCGTCTGCGCGCGGGTAGGATTGGCGGTATTTCTGAACTGGATCGCCAGCGCCTGCGCTTCCGTTTTGGCGTCTTTGAGCTTTTGAGCCGTGACGGCCATCTGGGCGCTGGATTTTCTGAACCCGTCAATTCTCCCCGCCTGGGCGTTCAGGTCTTTGAGGCTGTTTTGTGAATTGCGGATATCGCCAGACAGCGCTTTACTGGCGTTTTGCACCGCTTTAAACGGGCGGGTCGCCTGGTCAACCGCCTTTAACAGCACCTCTAATTTTAAGTTACTCACTGTCGGTGGCTCCGCTGCGCTGCATGGCCTTATGACGCCACGCGCAAAGCTCGGTCAGCGTCATCGGGTTCATTTCTGACGGCGGCCAGTGAAAGATCACCGCGATGTCCGCCATCAGGTCATCGACCGCCAGGGTCGGGGGAAGTTTTACTGTTCCGATTTCGGCGATAAAAAACCAATCACCTTACCCGCCAGGGCAATCAGGTCGGGCAGGTTCAGGCTTTTGCAGTCCTGAACTGTCAGGTTCGGCACTGTAATACGCGGCAGGATCACGGTCAGCGCGTCAACGTCGGCATTCGCCAGCGCCGCCAGGCCAATCCCGCGCAGGTGTCCCGCGTTCGGTTTGATGATTTCAATCTGAGTGATCAGGGTGTCGCCGCGTTTGATCGGTTCTTCCAGGATAACGATGTTTTCATTCTGTTCTGACATAGCGGTGTCTCTTATTCAAAGTTGAGGTTTTGCGCCGGAGTCCGGCGCGGGTTACGGATTACAGGCCAATGTTTTTGCGGTGCTCCGCCACGCGGTCAACGCCGCCGACGATTTCCACCATGTTCACGGTATCGACTTCGATCATGTCTTTGCCGTCAATCACCAGCTTGAAATAGGTGCACTGGGTAGTGATTTTTGTTTCGGTGTCTTCGCCCTGTTTGTACTCGCCAAAATCCATTTCCTTGTGGCGTCCGCGCATCGTGACTTCCACGGCGGAGGTGTCGCCGGTGTCGTCACGCTGGAAGGAACCGGCAAAGCGCAGCGGCACGGCATCCACTGCGCCCCACTGCTGCAACACCAGTTCATCCAGTCCGCCCACCGTCCACTCAAAGCTCAGCGCGTCGTCGTCCAGGCCGAAATCAATGGAGGCAGAACCGGTCATGCCGCCGCCGCGATAGTTTTCCAGCTTGCGGGTCAGCTTTGGCAGCGTCAGAGCGCTGACCATGCCGAGGTAGCTGTTCCCGTCGTTAAACAGGTTCAGGTATTTCAGTTTCTTAGGCAGTGCCATGTTTTAGCGCCTCTTAGCTGTTAACGGACGTGGCGAACGTCGCCAGGTACTGATCGGTGATGCGCTGACGCAGGGTCAAATCTTCCAGCGGCGGCACCGGCGTATAGTCGTAATCAATGAACAGCTTGCCCGCTTTCAGGGTTTCGACGGTATTGGCTTCGGGGTCATACCAGCAGTTGCCATCAATGATCAGACCGGCGGTTTTCATTTCGCGCAGCTTGGCGTTAATGCCCGCAATCATGTCTTTGATAAGCGTCGGGGTGACGGGTTTGTCTGATGCCCACATATGCCCTTCGGCGATGGTGTCCGCCAGCACCTGCGCGGTGCGGGTGTAGTTCTCAAAGAGGTAAAGCGGATCATCAGAGCAGGTGCGCTGTCCCCAGAACTTAAAGCCGTCCTTGCGGATAAGGGTGGTGACGCACGCCTGGTTCAGCAGGTCGGCATCGGTGCCGGTGGTCTGCAAATCCCAGTAGACGCTGGCAGACAGGCCGGTGACGCCGTTGATACCGACGTTAGAAAGCGTTTTGTGCCAGCCGGTTTCGGCGTCGATTTTGGCACGCAGGCCGAGGGCGTAAGCCGTCGCGGGGGCGATGTCGCTGGCGTTCGTGGTGGTGTTCCAGGCCACGAAATCCGGCCAGACAACCATCAGCTCACGCTGGCTGAAATTGTCGCGGTACTTTATGGCATCGGACACGGTTTTGCAGCCGTAGGCGCTGACGTAGCCGAAGGCGCGCAGCTGCTGACAGACGGCGGCGAGTGCGGTGGCGACGTCCTGATTATCCAGCCCGGGCACGCCGAGAATGCGCGGCTTAACACCGAGTTCAGTTTGTGCGGACAGCAGGGCTTTCATGCCGGTATACATGCCGGTTTCATCCGTGCCGCCGATGATGTTGGAGGTGGTTTCCGCGTCGGTTTCGCCTTCCTTGACGCGCACGACAACGACAACGGGTTTAGCCTGATTGGCGATAGCCATCAGGGACTGATAAAGCGTGCCATCTTTTCCCGCCTTGCCTGCGGCGGTCAGTACGTTGGTAATGAGTACCGGCGTATCCAGCGGGAACGCGTCGGCATCGGCATCGGATGCCGTGCAGACCATCCCGATGATGGCGGTGGAAACGGTGGAGATAACGCGGGTACCGTCATTGATTTCAACAACGCGCACACCGTGATGATAATCAGCCATGGTGTTTTTCCTGTGATTGGGGTGACGTCAATCATCGCGTGTTGTGTACGCGCAGGCACGGCGGGAAGGGTGTTTGAACAATGGCACAACGTGGTTGCTACACAGTCAAATTTGACTGTGTTACCAGGCGCTGGCCAACACGGTCAGATATGACTGTGCTCGATACAAAAAAGCCCCTTTCGGGGCGATGATCAGGCGGGGATTTCAGGCCAGTCAATATCCGGCGCAGCGGACAAGTCCAGACGGTTAAGAGCTATGCGGTATGCCTTCCAGATTTTCAATTCCGCTACACCTGATTCTGTACTGAGATCCAAATCAATTTCATCCTGCAATATATTGATGCGGGTAGTCGCTTCGGAAATCTTAGACGCAGCAATAGTTTTCGCGGCTTCTGCCGTAAGTTCGACGACCCGTGGCGCACCCTGAATCACTTCACCATCAATGTATTGAGAGTCCTGACCAATAGACTCAAATACATCAGCAGATAATATCATTAGCCCCTGCTGCGTATAGATTGCCGCCTCCGCTGCGGTAAATGCAATCATCATGCTATCGACGTAATTGTTTTTATCCACACCAATGAAATATCGTTTTTCGTAAACAGGTAGCTCAATATCACTGTCCGGCTCAATATTTGTATTCATAATTTACTCACCAAATTGCTAATAAATTGACGTTCAAAGCGGAATTGCTGGCGTTATAAATATTCGCACCACTGCCAGATGCACCGTTGAACCACGCTTTCAGCTCCCCGTTGAACGTCGAAATAAATAAGGCCGGAGTACCGGAAAAACCGGCGGGGAATGTCCACGTTGTCGTCGTATTGGCCGGTAAAGATAAGTTTTGTCTACACCATTGCGGACCATTGGGCAGTTTAACCCACGCACCATTCCCATTGCTGCCAGACTGGAATTGGTCAAGACGTACTGCGTGCCCCCATGACGTGGCCTGCGCGACATCAAATGTCTGCACCGGAGAGCCTGCAAGCAATGCCCTTTTCGCCGCGGCGGCATTAAGCTGGGCGAGATTCACGGCATGCCCGTTAGCCGTAGCGGCAGCGCCAATCACTGGACCGGTACAGAAGAAAGTTCCATCATTTCGATGATTGAAATACCCTTCATTTCCGCCACCAAACACATGAAAGTCTATGGAGTGGTAATTCCCCGTGCTTTCATAATGGTACACATCAACTTTAGCGTCAGAGCCTGACCGGCCATTAATACGCGTCCAGTTAGTCTGGTAGTCATTGCCAGATGCATAGTTACCGTTTTTGGTCATCCAGTCAGAGCCAGTCACCGCCAGATAGGGGGTGCTCACCCCGTCACTGCCAACCGTGCCACCCTTAGCTGGAAATGCCCCCACATTATCCGCATTAAGACCGATATCCTTTGTACCATCAAACGCCACACCGGCAATTTTGCGGGCTGTGGCAAGCTTGGTAGCCGCGACAGCCGTCCCGCCAACAGGTAACGCGCCGACGTCTTCCGGTGTCGGTTTATTGTTGGTGCCATATACGGCGACCCACGGGCGCCATGGTCCATCCTTACCGTTCCAGTTGGTAGAAAGTCCGCGCATCCAGACGTTACAGGTATCAAAAGTGATATACATCTGCTGACAGCCGTAGGCGCTGCCGGTGACAAACAGCGTGCCCGCCTTGGCTTCCGGATAATTCCTGTCAGGTGTTGCGGAGGCGTTGGCTGACTGGTGATAAACAGCAGCCTGAACCGCCGACAGGCCAAAACCTACCGTGTTCAGGTCAGTTGAGCCAAGGGCAGTATTTGCCGCAACGGAACCGGCGGTGCTGGCCTGCACCCAGTCACGCCAGGGTCCATCAGTGCCATTCCAGGTGGCATTTAATGCCCGCGTCCACACCATGCCGGTATTTTGCACCGTGTAACGCTGCAATACGCCGCCCGTCCAGGACGCAGGGATCACCTCCAGTACACCCGCCGCCTGCGAGCCTGCCGGATAGCCGTTTGCTACCGTGGCATTCGCGCCGGTGCTTTGCACATACAGGCCAATTTTCTCCAGGTTAAACGTGTTGATGTTCACGGTGCCCAGAATGGCAGAAGCGACAGGCAGCGCGCCCACCTCGGAAGCCGTCGGCGGATTGGCGGTGTCGTAAACTTTGCGCCATCCAAACGGCAGCACACCGTCCGTCACGCGCCATTGCCAGCCCGTCGGGTCTGTCGTGCTGACCGTGCCCACGCGCACGTAAAGGGTTCCTGTCGTGCAGTGCAGATACTGGGTCAGCGTCGCGCCTGCGTTGTAGAACCGGCGATAGGTCATCAGCGTATCCGCTGCCTGAAACGTCGCGCCCAAAGGGTGGTCATCAAAGAATCCCGCCAGGGTGACACCGCCAGTCAGCACAGTAATCGACGGATCATAAATTGTCTTCACCGTAGCGTTATCGACGCTTACCAAAATATTACTGACTGCCCCAACGTCCGCCGCCGCCAAGGTAATGTCAGTACCCAGCGCTTTATTATTGACCTTGCGTGTGGAAGGTACGCGGGCGTTGGCATTATCGTTGGCGGCCTTCACCGCTTTCGGCGTGGCGGCCAGGACTTCGCTGGTACTGCTGACCGAACTGCTGAGCTGGACAAAACCCTTTGCCGTTAGCGTACCGTCGGGATGGTTACGGGATTTTTCATGCGCCGCCAGCAGGTCATTCACATACTGTTCCGTTGCCATAATCACCGAGTCGTCGATCAGCAGGCTGATCGCTTCGGTGTTGCTGACCGCAATCACCATGCGCAACGTCTGCGTGCGGCCTGAACCTTCCGCCAACGTCGGCTTGTACGTGTCCGCCATATTGCAGACGGCAATCAGCGCGCCGTCGTCAGCAAACAACCCCATTTCACGCATCCAGAAGCCGCCGACGCTGGCAGAAATCACCGCCTCGGCAATAATCCAGTTTGCATGGGAGGGATCGAGTTTTAAGGAGTTGAGCGGCGTGCGGTACACCTCTTTAACCAGTTGGGTCTGGGTGGCGACGGGCGTTGTCGCCTTGCCGTTGCCGTCACCGACGGCAAGCTGCGTAATGTTGATGTCAGTCCCCGCCGCAATGGCTGCCGCGATACGCGACTGACCGAGCGTGGTGACGACGGATTTAAATGTGCTCATAACGTCCTCTTATGCGGGGTAAACGGTCAGCAGTTCGCCGATGTACTGCGCTGCGCCAATGTAAACATCGCCTTTAATATCCTGGGTGATGGTCAGGCCGATCAGATGGCGGCTGGCCGGTTTGGCGTCGGCAATCAGTCTTTCCATCTCTACATACATTTCTTCGGTGATGCCGGTTTCCAGCACGCCGATGTCCAGGCGAAACGTGCCTGGCTCGTCATTCGTTTCCCACCACTCGGTCACGTTAATCAGGTAGCCGAGCGGCTCCACCACGCGCCGGATGGCACCGATGGTTCCTTTGTGGCAGTGAATAAACCATGCCGACTGAATGACGCGGCGCTTTGTGGCGACAGGCCAGTTTTCATCCCATCGGTCTACCGACAGCGCCCACGCCAGGTACGGCAAAAACTTTGCCGGACAGGTCAGCGGATCCCAAAGTTGCCGCAGCGGCACCGGCACGTTTTCAAGCGCCGCGCAGGCATCGGCGGCGGCGACTTCCAGCGCGGAGGAACCAGCGGGCAGCAGGCGATCACTCATCGTAACCGCCCACTTTCAGGGTGTACGCGGTGCAGAATGACGCCTGCGTTTTATCCAGCTCGATGTCAGCGGCGGGGTTTTTCAGCTCCACCCGTTGCACGCCTTCAACGTGCAGCGCGGCATAAATGGCGGACAGCCGGATGTCGCGGCCTAAACGGTGCTGCGCGGTGGTGTAGGCGATAAGCTTCGCCTCGGCGGCTGCGCGGATGGGTTCGGCTTCCGGACCAGGGAACAGATACAGCACGGCATCAATGGTGTAACTGACCACGGTGGCAGACTGGACGGTCACGCGGTCAGCCACGGGGCGCACGTTCTCGTCATTCAGCGCGGCCTGAACCACGGCCAGCAGGTCAGCGGGGGCGGTGCCGTTGCCGGTTTGTGCCAGCACGGAAATCGTCACGCAGGCAGGCGACGGACTGATCACCGAAATATCCGCCACCCGCCCGTCAGCAGAGCGCCCGTGATACTCATAGGAACCAATCGGACCGGCCACGCTCAGCCCTTCAAACGCCTGCTGCGCACGGATACGCAAATCAGCATCGCTTTCCATGACTGCCGCCACGGTGGGCACGCTGACCGTATCCGCAGGCGTGATCGTCAGACGTTCCACGCTGAACGTGGCGGCGATATTGTCCAGGTCTGTTCCGGTGGCATAAGCCAGCATCACCGCCTGCGCCGCCTCGTTTACCCGCTGACGCAGGATCACTTCGCGGTAAGCGTTCTCCTCCAGCAGCTTCACAATCGGTTCAGACTCCAGGGTCAATGTGCGGGCGATGGCGGCTTGCTGGTCTTCGGGGTAAAGCGACACCAGCGTGGCTTTACGCTCCGCCAGGAGGATTTCGTAATCCAGCACCTCCACCACGTCGGGGGCGGGTAACTGGCTCAGGTCGATAGTTGCCATGGTTAGCTCACGGGTAGGGTTAAGGAAATGGCGGCGGACGTGTCTTTGCGGGTGCCGGTGAGTTCCACCACGGCTTTCCCGTCGAACGTCGTTTCAAAGGTGATGCCGGT